TATTAGGAACATAGGCGAACTCGTCAAGGAATATGATATTAAAGGTACTACCACGAACAGCACTAGAAGATGTACTCGCCGCTACGATTTTACTTCCGTTTTCTAATTCAATAGAACCTTTATTCCAATTAAGTACGCCTTGTTGTAACCATTTAGGCATATGCTCGTAAGCTAACTGCAATCGTCCTAGCAAATCTCTCGCAGTTGAGGATTTGTTTGCCAGGATTGCAACATTTACATTATCGTTAAATAAAACATAATGTAAGAGGTAAGAAACAATGATTGTTGATTTTCCACTCTGCCTTGGCAGTTTGCAAATCGTAAAACGATTCTCGTGGAAAGTTTCAACCATTGTTCGCTGAAAATCATACATCTCAAAAGGCACAAGACCTTTATCGATTGTAACAATCTTCAAGTAAGTTGAAATGAAATATTGTGGGTCATCTAAACATTTGATAACTTCTTCAATCTGTTTTTTTGTAAACCTAGTTTTTGTATGACCCTTTTTTAAATTGGGATTTCCTAAATATTGGTCTTTAGTATTCATAGTTTTTATTTTTTCATTCCTACTGCGCTACCAGTAAGTATTGCACCAAAAGCTAAATGGAACAATCCACCACCCATTAAAGTGAAAGGCTCGTGCTGGCCTGTCAATTTCTTCATCAATTCCATTTGGACTAATACATGCTCGGTCGAATTTATTATTTCCATAAACTGCTCAATATTAGGTCTATTGAGCCCATACCAAACTGGCACGAATAGAAAATCGTAAAAGCAAATTAAAAGATACACAGACAAAGCGGCCCACCGCCAGGTCATTGTGCTTTTTTCTAAATCACTTAATGACATTAGCAGACTGCTTCTTTACACATAGTAGTTCCAACGCCCCATATCATAAGTGCGACTAGTACTACTAAGCCTAAGCCTATCCATATCCATTTATTCTTTAAGTTCATTTTTTTCCTTTTCTTTTAAAAGTTTTGTTAATTCTGTCGTTGAACCGACAAACAATGCATTAGTAACACTTTTTGGTCCTGTGTTCGGCACTTCATTAAGTTTCTTTAGTTTTTCTTGCATTGACATCAAGTCTTTAGAAACATCTGCAACTGTTTTTATAAGTTGTCCTGCGACCTCATAAGCACGAGGATGTTCTCCTTCTTTTGCTAATGCTAATATGCCGTCTATTGCATCATTACCTTTCTTTAGCATTTTATAAAGGTTTTCACGACCCGTATCAAAGTCGATTTCTACATCTTTGTCTTGTGGGATAACTAATTCTTTGCTTTCGTCTTGTGTAGTTGCAGGCAAAACTTCACCTGCAATATCTAAAACTTCGTTTAGTTTGTCATCAATATTACTCATAATTTTTTATATAATTAATTAGACATCATTGCCTGTTTCTTCATCATAGTTTAATCCATCATCAAAGAATTCCAATGTTGTGGTGTATGTATAACTATCGTCTTTATCAGCCGATGTTGGATTTGGTGTAACAGTAACTCTTTCACTTCGAGAAGGACCTTGGTCAGATGTGTTGTCATATAAATCAGCAGAAACAGTTTTAATAACAGCGCCTGTACTGATTGGTCCATATAGATATATCTTCGCCGTGAAACTTAAACTATATGTTATTCTTCTTGTATCTGTCAAACTCCCTGCATAACTATCTTCATAATTAACACTCTCTAATATAAACGGTATATCTCTTTTTGAGTCCATTACCGAATTTTCAATCATTGTTACTGTATAATCTGGTTGAAAGTATGGAAGTATCTGTTCAATAATCTGCAAACCATCATCTGAATTAGCAGTAAAAACATTCAATTCAATAGAAACATCATATGGTACAGGAGAATATTGAGTATTCAATTTTGTGGTATCCGCATTTGTTGTAACAACACCACGCTTTTGATTCTTGTTTAACTTACGAGTCGGGTCATAACTGTATCCATTGATATCAAAAGCCATACGAGGTAGAGTAATAGCCACACTTGAATCTGTTCCAGTTAAACTTGATTGTTGGTCTAGTCGTGCAATGAATTTTTCCTTTGGTGAGTACGACAAAGGAACTTTAAGACTCTGTAATGGATTCCCGCTAGAATCTAAACGCTTGATGTTGATATTATTAAATATCGTTCCAAACGCTATTACAGTATTGCGAATCTGTTTATGGTAAAAGTGTTCTCCAAACATTAGTACTCGTCAACCTCTCCAAATGGATTTCTTTCGCTGAAATCAAGTATATCATCACCCGTTGATGTTGTAGTTGTTCCAGCCGCCGTTTCAAATGCCTGTCCAGTATCTACTGGTTGTTGAGTTGCCATTGTGAAAGACTCATTAATCAAGTAGTCAATCGCACCAATACTACTTTCTAATACAAATGAACCAGTTTCGTTTTCTAGTGCAAACTGGAATTGCATTGTATCAACTGAAAGGTCATCCTCTGTTGCATCAATTGATGTGATGCCAGTATCAAGTCTTTCAGAAGCATACTCCCATTTAGTACACGATAATTCATAAACCGGCAAGGCACTTTGTTGATAAAATGGTGCTTCGTGTTCTACAAATTGAATTTCAAAGAACGCATTTGTAGTTGGGAAATAAACTAAATCTCCCTCTTGTGGGCGTTCAGCGACCAAATCACCATTGTTTGAAATTAGGGTTTCCCATCTCAACTTAGAAACAATAAACTTAATATCATCTCTTAATTCTAATCCAAACTTCTTAATGATTTCTTCTTCACCCATATATCCTTCAGTATTATCTACATACATTTCTATAATATATGAATCGTCAAACGAGCTTGCAGGATCCTCACCAAAGATTGAATCCTTGTTTGCTATTTTTCTTGGTAGATAATAGACATCTTGGCCATAAATCTTCAGTTGTTCAATTATTAAATCTTCGTATAATCGTTGTTCTGAAGTTGTGCCAGTGTCAAAATAGACATTAGTTGGCATTTAGTTATCCTTGTTGCATATGGGCAGGTTCTTCGTAAGTAAATCTTATTTCTTCTTCTAATTTTTCTTGTTCAGAAATAGCAGTAGAAAATAATTCAGGTCCATTCAGCGTAACACCGCCAAGCATTGCTGTGCCTGAAAATTTGGAAAGATTCTGTCCCCATTGTCTTTTAATTAGAGTTGTTGTATATCTTTTTAAATAAAGGTCATCAAAAATATCAGTATGGTCATTTGGGTCTAATTTGCGATAACATTCAATAATTAAATATTCATCTGTATCAATATCATTTGCCCAATCTTGGTCGATATACAATCTGTTTGATAATTGATTAAATCGTATTGGTTTTTCTCCCACTAATATATGGTCAAGAAAATCTAAGTGTTTCATTGTCATTTCATAATGAACAATACTTGTAGATGAAAAATCATACAAGTCATTTAATCTTAATTGATATCTAACATCAAACATATTTAAGTTTGCTCTATCAGACATTGGGAATATGTTGATAACACTTATTACAGCATCTGGAATAACCAAATAATTTTGAGTTTCTTCGTATGATGTTCTCACTAGTGTTGAATCTTCTGTAAGAATTTGACCACCATCTTCTGAACTTATATCGCCTGGTGTGTCATCTGTACCATCTTCTAATTCAATATTCTCACCAACAGTACCCTTTTCATCAACATTAAATGATTTATTTGTAGTCAATCTAGTAACATCATCTGCTGTTACTTTATATTTAAGATACATTCTTTCAATACCATCTGTATGAAATTGAGCAAAATATTGTAATGCTTCGTCTATTCTGTCCTCTACTTGGTCGTCATCAACATTTATATCGATAACAGGCTTACCTAGGTTTCGTAAACAGTATTGTTTTAATGTTTCTCTTGTATTTGGAATTGCCATATTTGTTTTCCTCTATCTTACTATTTAGTATTCTACATGACCATCGCCATAGCTATTGCAAAGGCTTTAGTTGGTTTAGAATCTAATTGAGTTTGAATTGCACTTGTAACACCGTCAACATAATTTAATTCTGCCGGAGTCGCTGTAATAATAGTTGTACTCGCCGCACTTAACAATGGTAAATAACCTGTTGCGTTTGGCATATAAACCGTATGGTCTGCTGTTGGGTCTACAATCGTTAAAGTTGTTTCATTTGCATCCGCTGTCGCTCCTTCAAAAACAACAGCATTCTGAGCGTTCATAGTTACCGTATTTTGAATAGTTTGCGTACCTGTAACAGTCATATCACCAGCAACCGTTAAGTTGTCTGCAATCGTAACTTGAGAAGTTGAATGTCCTATTGTTATTGCAATGCCAGATGTTTCTGTTGCAATCTTCAAAGCACCTGTAGCATTTGTAATATACGAATTTGTTCCATCGTGATACACTTGCATATCACTACCAGCACCGAACTTGAACTTATCACTATCAGGAACAATCAAGTCGCCAGATGAATCTACTGTAACGGCCTTAGATGCTTCAGATGTTCCTAAAGTAGTTATATCTAAATAATTTAATTCTGCTGTTGAAACGGATGCACCATCTAATATTTCTAATTCTGTTTCTGTAATGGCAGCACTACCAATTGTAAATCCTGTGGCAGTTACAGTTCCTGAAGATGTAATATTACCAGTTGTTGTTATTGTATCAATATAAGCATCTTTCCAACGAACACCTGTAGTACCTAAATCTACATCACTATCTGTTTGTGGTCCAAATATTCCATCTGCAACATACACTTGTTCAGCATTTGCGGCATATAAATGTATTTCGTCTGCTGTTTCAAAATCTATTTTAGTTTGGTCATCTTCTCCAATTTTAATATCGGTCGCAAGTAAAGATGTAATTGTTGTTTGAGCAGCACCTAAAGCAAAGTCTAAAGTGTTATCTCCATCTTCATAAGTAACGGCAATACCTGTTTCAGTATTTGAACCAACCATTGCACCTACAGTATCAGCAATAGTTTCTGCAATAGTAACACCAGCAATTGTTAAAGCATCAGTTTCTAATGTACCATCTACATCAACATCACCAGAAATATCTAAAGTTGCCATAACAGCAGTTCCAGTTATAGTTGGAGCTGTAAGAGTTTTGTTTGTAAGTGTTTGAGTGCCTGTAAGAGTTGTAACAGTAGAATCAATTGCTAATGTGGCATCTCCACTCGTTGCACCGCCTGACAAACCCGTCCCTGCTACGACAGATGTAATATCACCAACACTTACTTGTGTAGCAACATAAGCTTTAATTGATTGTTGAGTTGCTAATTTTGTAGCCGAATCAGAGGCAAAATCATCTTCGTCTAATATTGCTGAACCAGAAACTCCAGTATTTAATACAGGACTAGTTAAAGTTTTATTTGTAAGTGTTGCTGATGTGCCAGATACATAGGTATCTAACTGTGAAGCAACTAGATATTTCTCTGTGCCGCCATCTGAAAATGCGAGTTTATCTGTTGCGGCTATTGTTGCTGAAGAACCATCAGTCATTCCATCAATGTTTATAACTGCTTCAACAGCACCAAATTCTAAAGCACTTGCGCCTGAATTAACTTTTAATACCTGGCCTGCACTACCTATAGAGAGTGAGGCACCAAGTCCACCATGTGTTAATGCTATGAACTCACCAGATTGGTATTCTGCCAATCCTGTTGCAACATTACTATCGTTAAATACTGTTCTTATTGGGGTTTTTGCTGCCATAATTTTCCTATAATTGGAACAATGTTATTTCTGTATCTGATAAAGTGCTTCCATTTGCTAATGTGAAAGTAGCAGCATCAGTAAAAGCATACCTTTGGTCAACAGAAGCTTTAAACTCAAATTCAGCATTAGCAGTACTTAATCCACCAGCTGCACTAAAAAAATCAACTCTGCGAATTGGTTGCGAAAGTGTACCGGTTGCAGATGAACCCATAACCACCAACTCATTATCACCCGCCTTTGAATTTGCAGGCAAAGTTGCACCAGTAGCGGCGATAGAAATTGTTCCTGTACCGTCTGATGAAATAGTGGCACCGGCCAAATCAATTGTATCGCCAGAAAGATATAAATCATTCCATCTTTTTGTGGTACTACCTAAATCATATGTATCAGAAGTAGAAGGTAGAACATCTTGGTCGACAGCACTTAAATCTATGCCACCGCCAAATGTTCCATCTTGTAAATCTAAACCATCGCCTGCGTTTGAAGAAGATGAATCTGTGCCATCTAAAACAACTCTATCACCTGCGTTTGAACCATTTGCATCCGTACCATTTAAAACTAAATCTTCGGTTTCTAAAGTTGTACCTACAAATTTACCAGTTGCACTATCATATTGTAAAACTCTTTTGTCTACTAAAGCACTACTAATATCAACATCATCAAGATATTTTAATTGTGTTTCACCACCTCCACCAATTGTTCCCATTTGTTTAGAAACTGTATCTCTAAATGATAAAAATTCTGCTTTAAGTTTATCTAGTGAATCAATCGACTCTAACTTTTTAATTCTATCTTTATCTAACTCAGTAGCATTTTTCATGGAAGCAATCTTCTTCTTTACCTCATCAATCAGATTATCTGGTGCTTTGTATTCATTGATTGATTCGGCTTCTAATGCTTCCCTTTCTTCTATTTGTTTAGCAACCGCTTCTAATTCTTCGTCAATTTCTTGTTGTTTTTTATCCCATTCAGTAACTTCTTTTTCTGGTTCTAATAATAATACTTTTTTCTTTTCTACTTTTTTCTTTTTCTTTGCAGTTGATAACTGAGTAAATAAATCTTCTAGGCCTGCAATCTTAACTTCTTCTTTTTTAATCTTTTCAGTTAAATCTGATTTTTCTTCTGTGATAGCAGTAAAGAAACTTCCTAATTCATCTGCAATCTCAATCGGCGGTTTTTCCTCTTTAACCTCTACAATCTTTATTTCTTTTATTTTCTCAGAAAGTTTTGCTTCTTGTATGAGTGCAATTTCTTTTTCAATGTTTGGGTCAATATCAATTACCGGCTCAATTGAAACCTTTTCTCCCTCAACAATTGGGGTTCCAGTTAATAAAGAATCTATCCATCCCTTTTCGCCATCAATGTATTTCTTTGTACTCATATATTATCTTGTTACACTAGGCGTTACTGTAACTCTTCCCTCAATTCGTCTAGTAATTAGTCCACCACTAGTCGTTGTTGTTAAATCCCACACATACCGTCCTTCAGTAAGTCCTGATGTTACGGCGTCTGTTAGTGTAATGGAACAAGTACCATCAGTTCCACTTACAATAGCTGTAGTAAAACTTGTAGAAGTGGATGATAAATGAGTTTTTCTCAGTTTACTTGTTACTGTTTGACCAGATATATCGACAACAGTTCCTGTAGAATCTTTAACAGTTAGTGTTTGTGTGAAATCAGCGTCTTGGTCGATAGTAAGATTTTGTATCGTTGCCATACTTCAAATTTCCTATAAATTTAATGATTTACTTATATTTATAATATATCCATCATCAAAAACGCCCTCATATTACCACTTTCCTATTGGACAGTTTTGTCCTCGCAAGCTAGCTTTCCATTTAATGACACAACCACACTCATTACACATTCCGGCTCCCCACCGATTTACTTCGTATTGACTACAACTCTTACAAATATCTAGTCGTTGTTCCTTTATTGATACTTCTACTGTTTCAATTGTTTCGGCCTCTGGAACAGGTTGTCCGTTAACATAGTTTGTCATAATATAATTCTCTTACTATCCTGACCCAACCCTTTCTTTAACACTTGTTACTCCGATAGGCGGTTCAGGTGATATAATTGCTGTAGTAAGGTCATCTGTGCCTGATAATCCCCAATTTCCTGAATCAGCAGGAACATGCATTCCGAACACCAATTTAGTGCTGCCCATCATCAAAGCATACAAACCATCAAAAGTCGTTTCTGCCTCAATTGAGGCGATTGCAGATGCACAAGAAGCCTCTGCTTCCGCTCTTCTGGACTTTATATCTGCTGGAATTTCTACTAAAGCTTCACCATCTGATTCTGCAATCACTTGCTGGTGTGTATTTCCTAAAATATGAGCCAATATTCCTTGCATCCTAACCGGCTCTTCAGCCAAAATCTGTGCAACATCTTTCTTAGCCTCGGTAGGATGTCCATGAAAAAATCTATAATTAATCTCACCCTTTTGTGTGAGTCCTTTTGCTAACTTTTCTTCATCAGTCCAAGTTTCATCCCAATCAGCAGGATGGTCAACACCTGCACCATCGGTCCAAGCACCATAAACTTGTTTTTTGTTATAAAACCACGCCATTTTGTTCTCCTTTAATTGCGAATATACATATTACTCGTCTTTCTTTGTCTTTTCTAAAAATAGATGTATGATAACTTAAACCATCATAACAAATCATTTTTCCCTTTTCTGGTGAAATGCTATCCTCTATTTCAAATTCGGGATGACCATCTCTATTAAAATAAATAGGAGGTCTTCCCTCTTCCCACTTATCTTTATAAATTACCGTATCACCACTACTGTCTGTTAAATACAAAATAAATATTAAATGTTCCTCTTCGTAATCAACATGAGCGTCATACTGCTTATCATCAAAATTCAATGAATCGTTTAATGATGCTCTTAAAATTTCAATTTCACCATTGAATATCTTATATTTATCTATAAACCTTTCAACTATTTGGTAAAAAAAATCAAACCAGCCTGAAGATATATTTGAACGCTTTTTACCATCATCATGGTCTGGTGTTTGTTCGTATCTCCCTGCTAAAATATGACCATAAAAAGGATAATCTTCAGAGCTTGACCATTCATTGTAATACCAAGGAAAATATGTATTATTCAATATTTCCTCGTCAACTACTTGTTGCTCTTTTTCAGTAATAAAATTTAATTCTTGAATCATATAGAATTTTTCTTCATATGTTCCAGCCATTCTTTTTGTCTTTTCAACAAATGTTTTCTGAACTCCACCCCTCTACTAATCATATCTTCGCCAGCAAATAAATTCTCATACCTCACATCATAATTAGATACAGTATTTATACCTTGTCCAAAAGCAATAGCATTATAATGAACATTGTGTGGGATGACCATACTATCTGAATATGTAGATTGATAAAATTCTTCAAGTGCATTGTTGTTGTTTAACTTAAACTTTGATACATCTCGCCAATATGGAGTATCATCTCTTGTGGCATATTGATAATGCATAACAAGAAAATCAGCAAAGTCATCAAACCTACCCGTAACTGCATAATTAAAACCTTCTTTAGCGGCGCCAGTAAGAGTTCCTCTCTGCATTGCTTTTACTAATTGTTTAAGAGTTTCGTGAGTAGCAAACAACCCACCCGCCTCTAAAGGTTCTAAAAATCCTGCCGACAGTCCTACAGTAACTACATTTTTAAATGCAAACTTTTCTCTACGGCCATGTTTCCATTTTAATAATCTAAAATCTAATTCGTCATCTCTATTAAGATGTTTTTTAAATTCTTCTAGTGCCTGTTCGTCATCAACATATCTACTAGAAAACACATATCCTGTTCCTGTTCTTTCTTTTGTGGGTGTATTCCACACCCACCCATTCTCTAATGCAGTACAGTTTGTATAATACTGTTCAGGATAATTTTCAGGAAGTTGAGTTGCCCAAGCGCTATCATTAATCAATCCACTACTATAATCTCTCCACTTGATACCAACAGCTTCAGCAAGAAGTCCTTTAAATCCTGTACAATCAATATATAAATCTGCTGTTAAAGCCGTGTTGCCCCTAAAAGGTACTTGTGGTCTTTCACAATCGCAATGAAGTCTTGTTACACCTTGTAAGTCTGTATCAACCGCAGTAATGTACTGATTGATTACCTTCACACCTCTAGGAATACAATATTCGTTTTTCAACCATTGAGCAAACCTAACTGCATCAAAATGATACGCCGAGTTTTTTTGCAAATCCCAAGATGGCATTTTGTCTACTAAAAGATTATTTTCAGACATCAAAGCGGCAGGAAAAAAGATTTCAGCCCACTCGTTATCAGGAACATCACCGTTCAATCTAGCAAAATTATATAAATCAAAATCAATATCAGAGTTATAAACAGGCATACCAAAAGGATAATGAAAATGTCCTCCTTTACCATCCCAATTTTCAAATCTTATAGAAACTTTATATGTGGCATTTGCGGCCTCCATCCAATCTTCGTCTTTAATACCAAGACTATACATCCAAGGCCTTATATACTGTATTGTGCTTTCACCAACTCCTATCGTTGGAATATCCTCAGGTTCGAGTACTATGATTTCTTTATTTGGAAACTCGTTGATTAGTGCAGCCGCAGACATCCAACCAGCGCTACCGCCTCCGACTATTATGATTTTGTTTATTGTTGACATAATATAATTATAATTAAAATTTTCAGTTTATTAGCTTCTCCAACTATTTGAATTTCTTGTTGTTGTGGCTACTGATTGAGTTCCGCCTGCTAGTACATTGACTGAAGTACCTGAACAAGAGCGGAGTTCTACTAATGGTCCGCCTAGACCACCTACACCACATCCACCAACATCTTGGCCATTACCTCCGTAACCGGCCCCACTACCGCCTGCATTTCCTCCATGAGAACCGCCTTGGCCTCCTTCAGAGCCTCTATTATGACCTTGACCATCACCGCCCCATTTAGGGCAACAACTATTATGACCTGCGCCAAAACCACCACCAGAACCACCACCACCGCCGGCTCTCATAGTGCCGTTATTGGTAATATTGATGGTGCAACTATCTTGGTCAATGCACGATATTGGTGCACCGCCTGTGCCACCAGATACATGCTGATAATGTCCATGCCAAGGACCATGATTATTCTGTGGACCGTGTCCACCCATTCCGGCGCCGCCTTCAAATGTGCCGTTATTCACTATATTAACAGTACAACTGTTTGGAAGACCTTCAATAGTAAGGCATTCTCTTGAATTGCCCGCTCTTTGACTACAACCACCGAGAGGAGTCCTTGGACTTCCTGCGCCGCCAGAAGCAGAGTCGCCGTGGTCTGAATCAGAAAAATATCTACTGAAATTGTAAGTTCCTACTTTTCCGCCGCCACCACCTGTGCTATTACCTTTCATAGTAACACCACTATTGATAGTAACATTGAAAATAGTATTGCCTGAAATAGCAGATGAACTGTGTCCGGCCGCTATCATAACATCATACAAATCTGCGTTCAAAATGGATGACGAAAAGGTTGTACTAATCGCCGCAGATGTTCCATGAAAATCTGAAATAGAAATTACTCCTGAAGAAGGAACTCCAGAAGCCGCATCATAGAATTCACTCAATCCATGAGGTGCTGAATCACTATACTCTGTGGCTATTTCACTAAGGGTTAATTGTCCGCTGCCTGCTAATGCCATTTTTTATCTCTCCTCTAATTTTTTAACTTTTGCTGTAAGTTCTTTTATTGCTTCAACAAGTATTGCAGTTACAGAATCGTAGTGCAATGTCTTGTATGCTTTATCATCATCTTTATGAAGTGGTATTTTCTTTTCCGATACGGCCGAAGGCATAACTCTTTCAACATCCTGAGCAAGTAGACCCGCCGACTCTCTATCATCTTTGAAGTAATTAAATGTAACACCTTTTAATTCTTGAATTTTATCTAACGCAAATTCAACCGGATTGATGTTATATTTCAGAGTTTCATCAGAAATAGTAGTTGAATAGGCAATAACATCTCCATCGGCGTGGAAATCACCATCTGCTTCCATTCTAAATTCTTCGCTGCCATTGATAACAAATCT